CCAAGCTTGCCTATACCACTGAGGTAGTGGCACCCCCATCAAGTCCACGTCCCATCTGGACGTGAACTTGCGACGGTAGGTCGGCACAACCGCATCTCGCGGAATTATGTTTCCGGCCCGCCCCTCACCTTTCGCGGCGGATAGCAGTACGCTTAACAAAGCTACGTCTGTCCATTCGCCTCTGACAAACTTGCTGAACGCAATGGCAAGTGGCTGTGCCACTATGACAGTGAAACCTGTTACGGCACACTGCAAATCCCTGCTCCAGCTTGATCGCAACCCGGTCATGCCTGAAGGCAGCTTTACGCCGCCCTCGTCCGCCTCGAAAGGCGGAATGGGCATTGGCTTCTTCTTGAGCAGACCTGCCAAGAAACTGCAGGTTTCTGGTAAGAAGATGCCTGATCGAGCAGACCAATCTGTCAGTCTGTTTAGGATAGAGAGGACATCCTGATCGGTCCGGAGTGTTTTGCAATACACTCCTCGCACGTTGACGCCGACGTAATAGTCACCGCCACAGGACTCGCGAAAAAAGCCTTCGTTGAAGGACTTTTCGGTGTTCACCGTAAAACCTAGCAAACTAAGGAGTCTGCGCACCGGAGCATCTAGCTCCGACAACACGACGATGTCATCGCCGTTGACGCCAAAATTCCCGGCTTCACGGTAGCAGTCACGTCCAGCTACGGGTTTAACGCCGTAGCACTCGTAAACTGCGTAAACCACCGAGCAGAATATAGCACACTGCACGGGAAAGGTGTACGCATTACCCATTGAGCTCAGCATGCTGAGCTCAACAAGTGTACCATCCGGAAGGATAGTACTTTTCGTACGGAGGGCCTCTAGAATCTGAAGCCAATCTTTTCCTTTGCCGCACCATCGCATCAACAACAACGCGATAGTGTCAGAAGCGCTGACTAAATCGATGGTTGAAAAGACCCCGATAGCACTTCCAATTTGAGCAAGCAAGCGGTTCCTCGACTGTTGAAGTTTTAAGTCAATGTCGAAGTGCCGCAACAGCTGCCTTTCTAGCAGCCACTGAGCACCCTTTTGGAAAAAGGTATTCAGTGCTGGCTCTATGCAGATGATTCTGCTTTCGAATACCGTCTTCGGTACAGTAGAAAGCTTAGAGCTCTCCCTGAGCTGACATCCATGGTTAGCGAAGCGTTCTGCTTCGACCTGGGAATGTGAATCAGCTCTTTT